AATCAATGTATGATGAACAACAAACATCTAACAATGATAATCCACAAGACGAACAACCGACAGACGAAAATAACGAACAATCAGATGAAAGTAACAATGATAATTCAGAAAACAATTCTGATTATAATAACAATGAAGAACAAAATCTTGACGAGTTGGAAAAACTTTTAGGATTTTAAGGAGGTATGAGACATGGCAAATTATGAAGGTAGAAACATGCGAGGCATGATGAGAGCAGACTATTCAGATATTCGTATGGATAAATCACGAGAATTAAACGACAATATGAGTATTGACATTCGTAAAGAGGAAGATAGTTACGGTAAAACGGTTCATACGTTACGTACTTCAACGGATAGAGATACTAATTTAGATGAAGAATAAGGAGGCAAATTTAAATGGTTAAAGAGGCAACAGTAAAAACACAAGAAGCACTTGAACATTTTAACCGAGATTATAACCATTCTTGGACTTTTGGAGAAAGTTGGTCTAATGTTCAAACAGAATTTGAAACATTCATTAATAAATACCTATTTCCTAAGCTATCTGAAACAGCCCTAATTGACATTGCATTAGGTAACCGTTTCAATTGGTTAGCTCGTGAAGTTGATTTTATCGGACAATACAGTGAAGATTATGTTGTTATGGATACAGTACCAGTAGCAATGAATTTAGGTAAATCAGAAGAATTGATGTTAAAACGTAATTATCCACGTATTGCTACTAAATTATACGGCGCAGGCATTGTTAAAAAACAAAAATTTACATTGAATAACAATGATGCACGTTTTAACTTCTCAAACCTAGCAGACGCTACACAATATGCCATTGCAGTACTTAACAAATCCATTTCAGACATCAATGTATTAGAAGAAAAAGAAATTCGTGCAATGATGGTTGATTATGCACTTAATAACCTATCAGACAATAATAAACGTGAAGTGGTATCTGAAGAAGACTTACAAGAAGCCGTATTTGAAAGTATTTTAAATATGCAAAACAACAGTGACAAATACAACGAAGTTCGCCTTGCTTCAGGTGGGGCTATTGGTCGTTATACAACAGTATCACGTTTAGAAGATATTGCGATTTTAACAACTGATAGAATGAAATCTTACCTACTCAATACAAAAATTGCTAATACATTCCAAGTGAGTGGTATTGATTTTTCAGACCACATTATTAGTTTTGACGACTTAGGTGGTGTGTATAAAACAACATCAGAAATTACAATTGAAGAAGATGAAACAATACGCTATATGCGTACCTTTGGAGATTATCAAACCATTAAAGGCGATGTAATCCCAGAAGGAGCAACATTTACGTATGATGTATCACAATTATCAGAGTTTGAAGGTAACGTTGAAGAAATCAAACCACAATCTGACCTGTTCGCTTTTGTATTTGACATTAATGCAATCAAATACAAACGTTATACAAAAGGTATGTTAAAACCACCATTTTATAATGGAGAGTTTGACGAAGTTACACACTGGTTACATTACTACAGTTTCAAAGCAGTATCTCCATTCTTCAATAAAATTTTAATAACTGAATAGGAGTTTTTAAATTATGGTAAATTTTCCGATTGATTATATCGGCGAAAATTATCATAATCCTTTGGAAACGGAGTTAAACCAAAAAATAGAACGGCGAGTTATCGAGCATAGAAATCGGTTTCGCCGTTTAATTTTTAATCGCTATGCCGAGTTTCTACCCTTGATGATTAACTACACACGTAAAGAAGAAACAGGTATTGACTTCCTACAACTTGAAGTGATGTTACATCATGGCTATCAAGTTGTCGTTGGTCGAGCAAGAAACCAAAGAATTATGATATTAGGTTATGTGAGAGATTATAAAAATCAATATTATAACATCACTAACATCGCCGATTTTACAAATTACAGAAGAAGAAAAAAGAAAGATATTTATTTTACTATTCCTGAACATTTGATACCTGATGAATGTTTAGAAATTGAATATTATGATGATTGTCAAAGTGGCGATTTTGTTGTGATTAATAACAAACCACTTAATTTCACAAATGATTTTGAAATATTAGAGCATTATTGTGATGAATTAGCAGAAATCGTTTTAAGTCGTTTTTCACTGATTATGCAATCCAAATTCAGTAAAATATTTTTAAGTGAAGTGAACGATGAAACAGTAAACCAATTCATCAACCAACTCTATAATGGTAGTCCATTTATAAAAGTTTCTAACCTCGTTGATGTTGAGGAAGATATTATTGATTTAGGCAGTGATTATGTGACAAATGCACTGGTTCAAATGAAACGAGAATATCAAAATAAAATAAGTGAGTTATCAAACTTTTTAGGTGTCAATTCACTTGCTGTTGATAAAGAAAGTGGCGTGAGTGATACAGAGGCTAAAAGTAACAGAGGATTTACAACATCAAACAGTAATATTTATATTAGAGGTCGTGAACCATTTAAGAAATTAAATAGAAGATTTAATTTGGATATATTCCCCTATTACGATGATGAGGCGATTAGTAAAATTAACATAACGACATTAGAAAGTGAGGACAATAACAATGAGTAAACATACGACAACACTCATGGATATTTTACGTTCCGAGCTTATTAAAAGAGGCGAGAATGAATTTATAAATGACGGTCGATTAACCTTTTTTGACGACAAATACGCTTTTATTGAAAAAGTAGCAAAATTCGATGATGATGTATACGACATTGTGACAAAACATTTCTTTGGTAATCGTTCATATCCTGATAAAACCATAGACCGTAATTTCAAAGAAGCCTTTACTAATCGTTTCATGGATAGACAAATAGGGAGACAAACACTTGAAGCGTTTCAATCGCAAGTTGTGACTTTATTTATTCAGTATTCAGAATACATTTATTATACATTCGGACAACTTGATAGCTTTATAGAAAATAAAGCAACAAGTGAAACACACAGTGACGAACAATCAAAACAGACATCAGATTACAGAGGATTAGAAGCTACTCTACCTCAAACAGAAGTAAACTTAAATGTAACTGATGATGATTTAAATTATGCCGATACAAACAATGTTAATAAAACACAAAGTCAAGGTAATAGTAAAGCAAATTCAAATAGTGAAAATAGAACATTTAATCCAGACAACCTAGATAAAGTATTCGAAATGAAAGAAAGAATCATGAATAAATTCGACCAAAAATGTTTTTTACAAATTTGGTAAGGAAGGAGAACTACAGAAATCTTTGATTTCGTAGTAGTTCCCTCGTGAAAACAACGAGCGACTTTAGTCGCCGATGTTGACCACGATATTTTATCTTTATTAACATATTAAGGAGGTAAACAATGGCAAATATTTATTCAAATCATATTAAAGGACGTAAACTCACACAACCGAAACCCAGTATTGACGGTGTCGTGATTCATAATGATTACGGTAGTATGACACCGAAACAATATTTGAATTGGTTATACACACGTGAACAAAATGGAAGTTATACAGCAGGTTGGGCTTCTGTATACGCCAATCGCAACGATGTTTTATGGTACCACCCAACCAACTATGTTGAGTGGCATTGTGGCAATAATTATGCTAATCAACATTTAATTGGTTTTGAAGTATGTGAGAGTTTTCCAAACCACATATCAGATGAAACATTTTTAAAAAACGAAGAAGCTACATTAAAAGTAGCTGCTGATGTAATGAAATCTTATAAATTACCAATCAATCGCGACACCGTAAACCTACACCGAGAATACTTTTCTACATCTTGTCCACATCGTAGTTGGGATATACACTTAGGTGTGAACGCACCGAATACAAGAGCAAATCAATTGAAATTGATTGATTACTTTATATCACGTATTAAGCATTATTCAAACGGTGGCAAAACACCAGAGAAACCTCAAGTGAGTGATAAGAAGTTTGTTAAATATAATTGGAAAGGTACATTTACAGCACATAAAACAAATACATTGCCAATTGTACCTCGTTACAATTACGGTATGAGAGCAAAAGAAGTACCATCAAATTCTTATATACAACCGAACCAATATGTAAAATTCGACCAAATTATTAAAGATAAACAAGCGAAACTATGGTGGATACGCTTCAAATATCAAGCCAAAGGTTCTAGCAACAAAGATTTCTATATGCCCATTGGTAAAATTGAGGACAAACACGAAAAAATATTAAATGAGAAAAACCTATGGGGCAAATTAACAAAAGTGAAAAGAGGTTAAAGTATGAGAAGATTTCCATATTACGAAGAAGCATATCAGTATCCTAGATATAGAAGAGGTGTTTATAGAGAACCGTTTTATGATGACATAGCAGACTATAACACCAATGCTAAAAGTTATTATGATTATTTAGCACGATTTAATGGTTTCTTACATGATATGGTTGATTTTATCAACGACCTAGCCAAACGTATGGACGGTTTAGAAGATAAAATTAAAACATTACAAGATGCAGTACAAAAAATCGTTAATAACTTATATGATAGTGGCGCTGTTGATAGTAAAGATTTAGACAAGTTTAAATTCAAAAAAGGTCGTGACATTGCAACAGGTAATATCAACGTCTTTACAAATAAACCTGACGGCGCAACATATATCAGAACAAACAAAGGCAAAACAGAATTTGACATTGTTGTCGGATATGAAAAGTAGGTGGAAATATGGCAAAACTAGAGAAGTTATTTGATGTATCAACTTCATCTAATATTGTTGATAAAGGTTCGACTGTTCCTGCATGGGCAGGCAGTCGTGCCAAATCGAATTGGTGGAGTGGTGGAGCAAGTGTTGATTATTTTAATAGTATCAATGGAGATAAAATATATATTCAATACGGACAAAACCAAGAAAAATGGGCGTCTACCCGTTTCATGATTGAAAGCGTGCATGTTGAAGATGAAGAGGAACAATCCAATGGTAATATTAAAGTTAAAGGTTATGTTCAACTCGAATTATTAGACGGTAAATTGACCGACTTTGCAGGTTCAGGTGTCAGAGTTCATAGAACGATTTCAATTAATAGTGAAACGATTGACGATTGGAACGGTCGAACAAATGAAGAATATAGCAAATCCAATCTTAAAAAAGTATCATTTAATGAAACGATTGAACCTCAACAAAAATCAAAAAGTACACAAATGAAAATCAAAACCGTTTATCCAGACGGCGAATATTCAAATAGTACAATCGTACTAGGAATTGCATTGAAAAACCCTAATCCTCCTAAATACATTCCAATGGCGATACGTATTAGTAAAGACTGGCAAGCCCTCGACCAAAACGATTACAAACCTCAAAAGAATAAAAAAGATGACAAACCGTCAAATCCTAGCCATAGTGGAAGTAGTGATAAACCTTCAAAAGAAGTGAATTTTTACTATCCATTTAAAGATTGGCCTATTTCAAGAGGTTGGCAAGCAAACGGACACGCAGGCATTGACTATGCAGTGAATGCAGGCACACCCGTTCATTCAACCGTTGACGGTACAGTGATAAAAAGTTGGTTTAGTAATTTAGGTGGTGGCAATGAAGTACAAATTTGGGACGGTAGTCAGTATACACATATCTTTATGCACATGAATGATAGACAAGTATCTACAGGTCAAACCGTTAAAAAAGGACAATTGATTGGACATGTAGGCAGTACAGGTAACTCTACAGGTCCTCACTTACATTGGCAAGTTAACAAAGGCAAAGGTTACTTATATAACCACCCAGATAGCATTGACCCAATGATTTTAGTTAACAAATACACATAAAAGAAAGTGTGATATAATTGAGTAAGAAATCAAGATTTATAGCAATCAGAAAAAATTCAAACTGGAAAGATACGAGTTACGAAAACTTTTCTACAATGAAACAAAAAGACAAAGGTCACAACCGAGTGAGAACGAGCGACGGTTGGCGACAAGCACCAAAAATGGTAGGAGGCAAAGTTTATGGCAAATAGATTTAATCGAAGTATTAGAGAAATTAGAGACATTGACAAACAACCTTTATTTACAAACGAACAAAACGATTTATTAAGTGATGTCAATGATGATGTTTATGTAAGACTCAGAAGACGTTATGAACGTATCACAGGTTTACCTGAGTTAGAAAAAAAATTCCGTAATCATGTATTAGATTACAACCAATTCAAAGATGACACACAAAACATGTTGATTTATTTAAATAATGAAAACGAACGTCAAGATAAAATGTTAGAAAAACTCGATGATGATGTTGATACATTAACCAAAAAAGCGAAACGTTTGAAAGACATTTCAGACGAACATACAGAACAACTACAATCACTCAGATATGATTTAGATACATTTAAAAACAATGAAGAATGGTACAGAGACCAAGTACAAGAAAAATTAGACAAATTATCTGATACACTTGATGCCATTCAAGAAAACGATAAACAAGATAAATTACAATCTGAAATTGATGAAGTCAAAAAAACAGTTGAAGCTATTCAATCTGATTTAGAAGAAAGTCAGACATTAGAAAATATGAAGCAATTGAAAGAAAATATAGCAAACTTCTACAGTGTTTCATCAAATGTAACTGAAAATGTAGCTAACAAAAAAGACCATGTTTATTTTGATATTTACTCTATTATGCCTATGGATGACATCAATATTTCTATTTCAGAAAAAGAAATGGATAAAGACGGAAAATTAGGAAAAACACATTATCTTGCTCAAACTGATGACTATACGATTGATAAAGTGAACAACAATTATACAAGCATTGGTGTAAATACATCAAAATACGAACATATTCATATATTTACACTCAAAATTAACAATATCCCTTATCATTCATTACAAGTAAAATTTAGTGACTATTAAGGAGTGTGACTTATGGCAAACCGATTTGTAAGAGCAATCCGACAAGTCAGAGATATTAAACGTGTGCCACTATTTACCAATGAAGAAAATGATTTGATTAGTGACACAAAAAACAACGTCTATGTTCGTGTCGGACGTGGTTATAAAAAAATCACAGGTATTGAAGATATTGAAAGACGTTTAAAAAAGTTAGAAGAAAAATAATAATTAAATACCCCTCATATTTGAGGGGCTTTATTTTTGAGGAGGTTTAAAAATGGTTGTGAGAGATTATGATAATATCAACAATAAAAAGAGTAACAAGTATCATAATGTTGCTGATATTGTTTTGATATATAATACACCATTAAATGATTTTCAAAACACGATACACTTTAAATCAAATGAAGAACGAGATAATTATTTCTTAAAAGACGGTCATTTTTCTACATTCAAGTTTGAAAGTAAATTTAACTTTATACGTGACCGATTAGAATTACGCGTTGATATAAGTTGGGAAGAAGTACAAGGGATTAACTATTGTACCTTTGTGAGTGAGTTTGAACCCGGTAGACGTTATTACGCGTTTGTCATGGATATTGAATATGTCAACGATGAAGTTGTTAAACTCTCACTTGTGATTGATACGATTATGACATTTACACAAGGGGATACATTAGAAAAAACAGTGGGGCGTGTCAATATTGACCGCCAACACCTATCAAATAAAAGTTACGAACAACAATTACAAGCCTTACGCACCAATGATGATGTACTTAAAATGAGTGACAAGCAATATATCGCTAACTATTATCAAAGTTTCGGTAGTAACTATGTGTTATGGCAATCAAGCGCCGATTTAAGAAAAAAATTCGGCGATGAAGACCACCCTCGCATATCTTCATCAAAAGGAACAATATATGATAAGATTACCAGTCCCGTTGATTTATACTTATGTAAATATGAAGATTTTAATAGCATTATGGATAAATTGGCTGACTTCCCTTGGATTACGCAAAACTTCCAAAAAATACAACTCATTCCAAGTTTATTTATAGATAATGATGATTTAGAACAAATTAAAACAAAAGAAGATATAGGAAAAATATATACTTTAAAAAGTGGTAAAATCAGTAATCGAATGAACATGACAAATATCGAACTGTCATTCAATCAATTGTGTAAAACGATTGGTTTCGACCCAAAAGAGCATGCACATATGTGCCGAAATGAATATATGACAATCGAGTTATATGATTGGGCAAATGGGAGTTTGTTCCTAGACGCAGGATTTATCAGACGTGATACAGGATTAAAATTACGTACACGTTCCATTATTGGTTATCATAATGAAATTAAAGTTTATCCTGAACGTTATAAATCAGCAGACGTTGAGGTTCCTGTGAAACTCACAAATGGTAAAATTATCGTAGATAGAGGTTCATTTTTAAATGAATCATTAACGATAGACACATTCGCACAAGTACCGATTTTAATTGATAACGGGAAGTTATCTTACGCACAATCGGCAAATAAAAGACAACTGGCACAAGATAGACTTGTGTCATCACGTATGAGCCGTTTAGGAAGTGCCAATACATCGGCAAAAGATAAATTTTACGATGCAACCAGTTTATTAAGTAATATTAATCCGACCCAACTCTTTTCTAAATTTAATGAAGAATATGAGTATTACAGAGATTTACAAGCTGAACAAAAAGACCTTGCTCTCACACCCCCAACTGAAACAGGGAGTGACATGGGAAATGCGTTTGCTATTGCTAACGATATTAGTGGGATTACACTTAAAATAGGTGGACTTGCACCGACTGACGTACCAACCGTTCAAAAATACTATGGATTATTTGGCTACCAACAAAATTCAACCAACCAACCTATTGAACCGATTGACAGTATGACAATATGTAACTATTTATCCATAAATGGTAATTATACAATACCGAATGTTGATACGGCTTTAATGGGACAACTCAAATCATTACTTGAATATGGTGTGAGATTTTGGCACAATGACGGTACATTTAATCCCATGTTACAAAATGTATATTATAATAAACGTAGGAAGTAAAGGAGGATTGATAACATGGAAGTCATTACATCTTTTGCACTGACGATTAGTGCAATCACACTCGGACTAACAGAAGTCATTAAAAAATTGTTTAATATACCTAAAGACGTGATTCCTCTCATTTCTATGGTTATTGGTGTGGTTGTAAGTTTGTTTAGTTACTTAGTACCTGAAATACAAACCAACATCTCTGTCTATGGTTTAATATTGAGTGGTATGATTAGTGGTCTCATGGCAAGTGGCATGTGGGAAACGTTCAAAAAACGTGACGGACAAACGGGAGATGATAAGTAATGGCATATCGTAAAAATTATTCCAATAGTGAGTATGAGAAGTTTTTAAAACAGGACTTCTCATCTAACTTTGGTATTAGTAAAGAAAAACTCGCAAATGCTTATACAACAAGTGCCGTTGCTAAAAGATATGGTTTATCTAAAGCATGGATTAAAGGTACGATGATACCTTATCTCGAAAATCAACTCGGTGGATATGCTACATTTATGCTTAAATCAATGGTTGAAGGTGGTGGAGCTTGTAACTACCTCAACCACTATTCGCCTGGAGGACAAGCAGGTTGTAGCAATGACAAAATGCAAGCTTTAAAAATTGACGTGGGCATGGTAAAAGCCACGCTTAAAAAACACACACCTGGACCCAATGGTAGTGATACAGGTCAACCCGGAACTCCAGCCATGAGTTCATATGAAAGTAACTACATCACATGGAATGAAGATAGCCCAGGTTCAGCTAAAAAAATGTGGAATAACATGCCGAAAGGTTCAATCGGCGCACATTACATGCAAGCAACACATGCGGGTAACGGTTGGATATTTCAACATTCAAGCGCTATGACTTACTGGCGTGGACAATGGTACGATGTTGGTAATGCTTACGACCAAATGATAGCTCAAATCAAATACTATGGTGGAGACCCTTTTAACGGTAAAAAAGCAAGTGATAAAGGAGGCAAAGACACACCAAGTAGTGATGATAGTATCAGTGGGATACTCAAAGATTTAGGACGAGAAGGACAAAAAGTATTGGAGGCACTCTTTAATGAAATTGAAAAAATGCTTACTTATGATTTACATTCTATCGGGACTGATATGTTTTTCAGTAATGAATATTTTAAATTATTCAAAACCTACAATAACACCTACCGAATACAAATTAACATCCCCTTTTTTGACACGTTAGAAAAAAAAGTGGGAAGTCTCGACTTTGGCTCGAACGGCTCGAAAGGCTCAAAAGGTAAAGATGATAAAGATGATAAAGATGATTCAAAACCTTCCAGTAATAAAACAATGGAAAAAATTTACCAATATCTTAAAAAGAATGTCGGGAATAAATTTGACGCAGATGGGGCATATGGGGCGCAATGTGTCGACCTCGTTCATCATGTATCGAACCATTTCGGTTTAGGACTCAATACAGCAGGGGACTATGCTAAAAATATTGCGAGTAATCCAGTACCGAGTGGCTGGAAGCATGTGAATGTCCCGAATGGGGCAAGTAAAGCACAACGCACGAAAATATGGAATGACCTGCCACGTGGGGCAGTGGTTTATTTCTGGAATGCAGGCCCAGGGCATGTTGGTTTTAAAAGTGGCGATAATTTTAAACTCCTTTCTCAAAATATGAAAAATGATGCTCTGATGGGCGGAGGCAATATCACGAATGAAAATGTGAGTAATTTTGAGAGTGGTAACCACTTTTTCAAGGCTTGGGTAAAGGAATAACTAAGTTGACCACGCTATGTAACAAGTGTTACAATATAAATAGATTTAAACCAACGGTACGGAAATACCGACACTTTAAAAATTTGTTTAAAATATGTATTATATGGAGACATACAGAAATCTTTGATTTCGTTGTATGTCCCACGTGAAAACAACGAGCGAATTTATTCGCCGATGTTGACCACGAAAGAGTTTACTCTACTCTAAAAGAAAAACTTCTATATATGGAATGGATCCATTTCATATATAGAAGTTTTTACTTTATTTCATCATGTAACATAGCTAGTAAATGTAAATCATCTTTTTCTCTATGTGCATGTGTGACTTTAAATACATCATGAATACTAAATGCACCGATTTCGCTTTCAATGTATAAGGCATCATCAAGTCCGTTTTTTAATTCCTCTTTTAAGTGTTCGAGTAGCATTTCCTTTTTGATTTCATCTAGATAGTTAAACTTTGTTGCATAAGTCTCCCCTTTATCCATATACGTTACAGACGGATAAATGCTAATGGTTTCTTGTTCATTAAATATAGATTTTTGATTAAGTATTTTAGCACTGTCATGAAATTCACTTTTGATAAACGCTTCAAATGATTGGTTGAGGTTAAAACTATCCAACCCCACCCCCGCACATCTCACTGTAATACCTTTATCTGTAAGATACGCATATTTTTTATGGTTCAACACATATATTTTTTGTATATGTTCGTTTTCAATGTCCCATTTGCCTAAACTGATAGAATCGAAAAGTCGTGCAGGGAGTTTCTCACGTATTTTTGATTTTAGATATAAGCTATCGGTATCACAGTAAATGAAACAATCGTCTATTTGTGATTGTGATACATACATCAAAGGAACGAGCAAGTTATAAAGTGCTTGCGATGTCACAAAAGTACTAAACAAGATATTACGTTCTGTGTTTTTGTGTCCGTTAATGATGTTAGTATATTCTTTTCCTTCATCAAGATAAAATAAATTAAAGTGTGAACGTAAGGCAGGTATACCATAAAGACCATTTAAAACCACTTTTGATAGCATTACCTCTTCACTTGAAAAGGTTTGTGTATTTTCTTCATCTGTGATTGTGTAATCATAAGGAGAACGCATATCAATTTTATTTTTCAATTTACCTTGTGTTTTAATGAAATAGTTGTTGGCAATAATGTCACGTGAGCCGAAATAATAACAGTCGAATGACACATAGCTTAACACGTTTAAATGTGTGATATCTATACCCGCAATATCTCGTATTAAACGTAAAGTATTCGTATTGATGTTAACGTAAGTATGATTGTTATAATACTTCACAAGTAATTGTTTAACGGCTCTACTTTTGATACGTGATAAGATATCACGATTAAATATTTCTTTTTCCATACGGTAGAGCGTGTAGACATCTCGGTTGTCTATATCGTTTATTTCAATGGATGTACTCGTTTTAAATGAATGATAGTCTCTTAAATATGTTGGGATTTTTTCATGATACATCACATAAGGATAACTTGAATTAATATCAATAGAAAAACAATCCTCTTCTACGATTTTGTTAAGGTATTTCGTATTATAAAAGTTTAAACCTCCTTTATAGAACGATTTAATATAATCATAAAAGTTCTGATTATCAAAGGTATAATCAGTGTAACTTACTTTTGCTTCTTTATTTGAATAGCTATCCATGTACTTATTGAGTAGTTGAAATTTTGATAATGGATTTGTTAAGTAGCTATCTAAGATGTTTTGAGAAAATGTTATTTTAGAATAGTCAAAGTTAGGGAAAATCGAGCTATAGTATTTGTGTGAATTTGCTAAAATCAACACATCATTTTTAATATATTTCAATTGTTCATCTGTGAGATTGTTAAAACATTCATAAGCATAGGTATATGCTTGCTCCTCTGTCATATCATCATCACGATTAAATATTTCATAATCAAAGTCAGTTTTTAAATCATCATCAGTTAAAAAACCACTATCTCGCAGCTTCTTACCTAATACAGCAATAGAGGTGTGTGTTTTTAAAAAGTTATCAATGACATTAAAATAAAAACCATTTAAATAAAAAGACAAGTCTAAGTTGTTACGACTTTTCACTCGTTTTTCTAATGCTACATCTGTTTCACGACCTACTTTCTTACTCTCTTTCATACTAATATTAAGATAATCCTCTGTTGCTTGATTGTCTTTTAAGTTCATACGTTCGATATTGAAAAAATAGACAAGGTCATGAAGTAAAAACATATTATCATATTTATTGGTATTGTGTGCAATCATATTAATCACTGTACGTGATTTCGTAATGGTACCTTTATTGTCTTTAATCAATTTGAAAAATGTATCAAAAAAAGACTTAAAAGAAGGGAACACTTCATATTCAAAGTGATTCCCTACAAACCAACCTACACACACAGAGTAAGTCACGTTTTTATATAATGAAGGACGTTGTTGACCTTTTGAGATATTATATTGTAAAGTTTCTATATCAAAATAAAGTGTCGCTTGCCGATTACCTTTATTCTCTTTTAAAAAGTCTAACAACATTTCAAACACCTACATTAATCTTTTTAGTATGGCACGTTTTGAACGCTCGATGTAATTATCTTCGTATATCTTATCTATATCAGGCTCGACTGTTTGTTGCGTTTTAAAATATTTCTTAATTACTTTTTTAATACGTAAAGCAATTAAATCTGGATTATCTAACACAAACTGTTTGGAATACGCATTATCAAACGTAATAAACGAACCTTTTTTATAGTATTGTTTATGATGATTGTCATAATCGTAATATTTATCATCTAAATAAATCACATCTTTTTTCACATCATCAATTTGTGTACAAAATTGATAATCTTCAACGTAAGGTACATATTTAATATCAGTACGTAAATCATTGACGTTAAATATGATTTTCAAGTAACCAAATTCTGTTTTTATAAAAAAGAAATTACTATTCTTTTGTATATATTGCATATCATTCGGACTGGTTAACTGATAATCATTAAAGTTAAATTCTGCCGTTGTCATGGCATCATTACTACTGTCAAAAGCTCTTAAATTCTTCTTATCATTCACATTTTTATTTTTGCGTAACTCAATCAGTATATTGTTATACTGTCTGGTTGTATTAATTTTGTGATTTTGTAGATAGTTAAATATATCTAGGTTTGCGAGTATCGGACTTGAAAAGTTAACGGCATTACCGAGTAAGAATATTTTAGGATGTGTGATGAATGGAATTTCATCTTTGTTTCGGTCTATACTTTGATAAATCGTTTTTAATTTTTCCCACTCATCAGTGAGATAATCTCCCTCAAGTGCTAAAAACTCATCATATATAATAATAGGAAAATATTTCAATGTTGCTGAATGATATTTTAGGTCTGTTGCATTGTTCAAGTCTGTAATAATACCG